TGCAACACCCAGCGCACCTTTTGAAGAAGTAGTCAGACTGCCATCAGGCTGTAGGTGGTTATTGTTGGATTCGGTTGTTAAAACTCGTTCCCACAAATCATCTTGGTCAATACCTAAGCTACTCATCTGTTGAGAAGTGGCTGACATTGCCGAGTCGATTTCTTGACCTTCTCCCTCAGATAGTGTGGGAATATTAGCTCCCGTAGCTGTAGTAGCGTCGTCCAGAGGGTCGACTGCGACATTCATGTTCTGAAGTTCCGAGAAAGTTCCTCGGGCAAACTGCTCTCCAATGTACTTAGAATCGTAACCTGCTGACAACATGTCATAGGCGGTCCTTTCCAGACGCTTAACATCGAAATTAGCAGTGTCCGAAAATTGACCTTGATGAACTTTAGCCAAGGCTTTCGCCTGCTGTAGGCGCTCTCTATCTTCGTCCTGCGCCTTTTGATAATCGCTGTACTGAGAACTAAAGATACTTAGGCGTGAAGATAAATCACGCTCCTCTCTTGCTTCTCTGGCGCGGGAGCTTTGCTCAAATCCTCGGGCAAATCCAGTAAAGAAATTCTCGGCCATTAGACTTCTTCCTCGTCCTGTGCAGGCTCTTCATCAGCAGCGTACCCCAACATCATCTGCTGCTCTTCATCTGAAGAGGGTGCCATGATACCGGCCTCTTCGGACTCTTGCTCGGTATCCGCAGCCATCTCTTTTTCAAATTCATCTTGGAGGCCTTGCATGTCGCGATAAAATGCCGCGGTAGGCTCGGGCTGAACATTATCAATCCCGAGATCGTAATTATCAATGTTGTAGCTTTTAGCCATAATTTCTAAAAACCGGGCAGTTGGTCCCGCTAACAACAAGGCAAAGTCCGGGGTCCATTTCCCGTTTCCTATGCCGAGAGTGACTATGATGTCCGTAACTGTGGCGATAGTTACCCCACTCTCAATCATATTCATGTACCGAAAGCCTTTAGGAGTGTCCGTCATCTCATACGCGATGAACTCTAAAGCCTCATCCGTATCAGTAATGTCGGGTGCGCGGTGCCAAGGCCAATTTCTTTCATCGGACGTAAAATTAGCCCCGGGGATAGGGCCCTCAAAAACGTTAGGCTGCATCGCTATCATCCTCCGCTGCTTTCTTTTTGCTTTTTTTCTTAGGTGAATTTTCATCCACCATTTTTTGTTCAAGCATATCGAAGTACTCTCGGGTGTACTTTATCGGCTCATCCCGCGTTTCATTGTACTGTTCAGGATCAATGCCTTTATAGTAAGCACGAATAGAGGCCACGATGGCTTCTTCAAAAGTCATTAGAAGACCTCCGCGTAATTAACTTTGTAGTATCCAGTGTCCTCATCCAGTATTACTGCATGTGGAATAATGTCTTTAATCTGTTGAGCAATGACTCCGAAGTTGACGATGCCGCTCAGGCCAAGACTCCTAGCCTTGTCATTCCAGCGCCAGCTAACCACTTCCACGCCGTTCGGCATGACCTTGAGAACTTCAATATCTTCTTTGAGGCGTTCATCTGAAAAGGGAAGCATTTTTCCAACTACTGAGCCAATAATGTTACCGATCCCTGAAGCAACGCCACCTTGCATCTCTTTTCTAGCGGCGTAACGCTGCGCTTCTGCTTGTAGCTTGGCTATTGCAACTCGATTTTCTCTATCTTTCTCATTCTCACCTTCACGCCATGCGTAGTCTAGCAAGCTGTCGGCACGGTCCCACAACTGATTAAGTTGCTCTGAAGTCAGATTAACAATGTTACGGACGTCAATCGCAGCCGCGTTAAATGCATTCTCATTGTTCTGTAGCGTCACATTCTGGCGCCACTTGGCATTAGCGTTATCTACTTGATACTGCATATCTACGTAGAACTGCTCACGATTATTCTCTAGATCCATATTGAACTGAGTCATTCGATCCAGTCTCTGAGCTTGATCCATGGCCAACTGATTGACCTGCCCAACGTTGAACATAGATACCCGGTTCTTTTCAGATGCACTAAACTGAGCCGCATTGTTTTGCGCCTGCAGGTTTGTGATAGTCATCTGCTGTATCTGAGACGCATTGTACTGTGCAATCTGCGCACCGAGATTGTCATAGAACTTATCCATCTCCATCTGACTTTCGGCATTGAAGCGTCGGGTCACGTTCTCTTGCTTGGCATCTTCCAGAATAGACTGCTGAGTAAACTGACCTCTAAGCACGGCCATCTGCTGCTCATTATCTAAGTTAGCCAAGTCGTACGTCATGAAGGTCTTGGCGTTAGTCACAGCTTGGGTCATACGGGCATCAAGGTCCGCCATGTTCATGCGGGACAGGATGTTTGCCGTGTTCAGTGCTTGTGCGTTCTTAGCATCCATATTCTCCATGACGAACGTGCTGAAAATCTTCGACTCAGCTTCTGCAATGGGAAGAATGGATTCCATAGTCGCCGCTGCCACAGAGGCCATAGCAGCCGTACCACTAACCCCCTTGAAGGCAATCATGCGATTGACGCCCTTCAGGGCTGCCGCGGCGTATGGCGGGATCTTAGTCTGGCCTGTGACAGGGTCTACGAAGTCTTCGCTTAAGATCTTCAACTGCCCGGTTACGGTAGCCTTAGCATCTAGGTAGTTGCCTTCGCCAAGACGGGCAGCAAGCATCTTGCCGCTTACGGTGCTTGTATCAACAACGTTAGAAATGTTCTGCGTATATACAGTATTGAGGGCCTTGCCGACTTCGTTTATTGACCCGTCTTCATTAACGCCTGTAGCCAGACCCTTCATGTCGAAGGTATCGACATCGACTAGAGCATCCTCAGATACTTCTGCAGTAGCGGCCTTCAGATTTGCATTGGCAGTCTTAACCGCATCTTCTGTAGTGACGGTATCAACTGTTATGGCGTCCTTGGCCACAACATCAGATACAGTAGTGGCATCTCCTGTGGCAGCCGTGTACGTACTTGCATCTGCAGTAGCCGCCCCACCAAGGTCCGTGGCAGTTCCGGTCAGGCCATCTACGTCTATGTTATAGTCAGAGCCACTAAGATTAGTGCCCGTCGCGTTAGGATCGATAGCATCATAACTGCCAGTTACGGTCGCGTTGTTGCCCGTAAGAAAAGCTAAAGGATCATCTAGAATAGAAGCGGAAGTATCGGCAACGTTAACACCACCTACAGTGTCCGCATTAGCCGCCACAGAACTTGCGGTATTAGGGCCAGTAGTCGCGCCCGCACCCCCGCCGGCAGCAGCTTGGGCCGCAGCAATTTGATCTGCCGTTAACGTAAAGTTACCGAAGGGCCCGCTGTAAGTTACATCGGTATTAGCCCCTGTTCCTTGGCCCGTAGTGAAGGCGCCTGAGGTTACAGACTCGGTATCGCCTTCCCCCGGTACATTTATCTCAATTGCCATTCGCAGAATCTCTTTGTTCAATACAGTTTTCGATTTGGCGACGAAGAGTGGCATAGTTCGCAATAGCCGTAACTATCGCGGATGGGTCTTCGGCAGAATCTGCAGGCAAAGCCTCTAGCTCCTCGATGAGGCGCGCATTAAACTCGTCGGAATATGAAAGTATATCTGGGCAATAAATCTCTAGCTCAGTTTCATAGACCGTTGTTGCGCAACCGCTGAGTAAGCTCATCGCGGTTACTAGGAGTAGCAGCTTTCTCTTCAGCATTCTTTCGTTCCAATGTCTTATAAAAATCAGCGCGTTGTTTTTCCTTTTCAGCAATTCTCTCAAGCGTCTTCTGCTGCTCTTTCTGGGCGCCTTGCTTCTTCCCGAACATGTATAGTACGGGCAGGGCGGCGCTCAGGAGGGCCATGGCGAAGAGCTTGATGTTGTTGAAAAGTCCAAACATTAACGAACGCCTTCTTTATGATCTTTAAATCTGGACCATGCCACGAGGCCGATGCCTACAATGGTTAGACCCAAGAACACGTACTTAATCGTGTCGCTATAATAAATTAGGTTCTCAAATTGACTGGCCGCATCCATGACTGCAGTGCCGGCCGTACCAACACCAGCAGCCCCAGCGCCTGCCATCGTCTTTGATTTCTTGAGAGGCTTAGTGGCAGAAGCTTCTGGCTTCTGGATCATCAGGGCCCCTCCGGAAGATGCTAGGGGCTCGTCCATAGTGAACATGGCAGCCTCTGCAGCACGGCGTCGAGTAAGACCTTTAAGCTCAGTCTTCTCACCATTCACCGTAGCTTTGTTCCATCGCATAATCTGTTCTGGAACTTCATCGTACCGACCTGCATTCAAAAGCTTAAGTGCCGTACTAGATTTAAAGTTAGGCTCTCCGATGTTGAAAATAAAACATACGAGAGCATCAAACTGAAGCTGGGTCAGAGGCGCCTTAACGTTCTTTTTTACTGCTTCCTCTGCCCACTGCAGATCCTGCTTCAGAAAGTCTTCGCACTCTTGCTTGGTGACTTTCATCCCGGACCGGACGCCTTTGATGTGCCCGTAGCCGATAGTCCACCGCCCAGCAGGGCAGCGGTAGCTACGGACCATCCCGTCCTCAGTTTCTTTGTGCAGACCCTCGAACTTCTTGATCAGGTCTATACCGGCATCTGACGTCTTATCAGGTGTCATCTAATTATCCTGTCGTTTGTGCAAAAGGATTAGTCCCGGAAGAAAATGCTGTTCCCGGAGCCATTTGGGTACCAGAGGTATTGCCCATGTTCTGGGAACTTCCGGGTACGTAGCCAAGATCAGTCAGTTGGCCCATAAGCTGGTTGATATTCAAATTGCCGGAAGCAACCCGCTCACCATACTGATTAAATCTAGCCAAGAAGAGGTCACCTTGATCGTCGATGGCACGGGTTATTCTACCGCCTGTCGTCAGAGCAGTCTCGGCAATTAGCGCGCCTTGCTCATCAAAACTATCGACCATGGTAGAGAACGTATTCCGTACGTCGTCACTGATCTGGATGTTCTGGTCCGTCACGATGTTCTTCATGAAGTCAATGCGATTAGTCAGTTCTTGCTTCATGGCTTCATACTGAGGATCTTGGCTCTCGAACCCAGAGGTAACCAGTTGAGCAACCTGAGCAAAATTCATGTCGTTCAAGGCTTCATTGGCCATTTGCTGAGACTGAACATCTGCTATGCCGTCCACCAGAGAAGCAGTGTTTCTATCGGCGGCAGACATAATTCCGCGCTGGCCAGTGGCGAGAGTATCTCCCATTCCCGCGATAAGACCAGCAGTCTCGTTGCCCCCGGCTATCACGGTATCGAGCAATTGTGCTTGCTGCTGAGAACTTACGGTGTTGGCCTGATCCTGCGCGGCGCGGAAGTCATCCAGACCAGTCTGTAAGGCTCCCTGACGTTCAGCAGAGGCTGCATTAGAGGCCGCCAGATCTTGATAGTAATTATCGAGATTGCCCCCATAAGTATTCAGAAGGTCTTGAATAGCCATCTGCTGCTCAAGGTTTGCAGCCTGATTGCCCGAAGCTACGTTTTCTAAGTAGTCCTGCAGGGCCTGCTGACGCTCTAGGATGGCAAGCTCAGTAGCAGAAAGCTGAGTTCCTAGTCCTTGCTGTCCTTCCAAGAGAGTATCGCGAGACGAACGAACCGTGTCCCCCAACGCATCAGAACGAGTTACAAGATCGTCGTAGCGAGTTGTAGCAGTGTCCTGCATTCCAGTGAGGGTGTTGTCGAGAGTGTCAAACCGGCCAGTCTGTGTCGCGAATCCCGTATCCATAGTTCCCTGTAGTCCAGACAGTGCAGCAGCTTGCGCAGCAGCAGCGTCCGCCTGAGCTTGGGCAGCGGCTTGGGCTTGGGCTTCTGCCGCAGCACGGGCAGCATTCGCGTTGTCTAGCTGGGTAGAAAAACTCTGTGCTTGATTAGTAAGGAAGTCTTGGAGACCAGACTGTCCCGCTAGAATAGCCTCCTGAGACCCTGTGATCTGGCCTCCCAGTACGGCTGCACTTTCCGCCGCCGCATTCTTACTGGCATTAAGTGAGTCGGTAAGACCACTAAAACCAGACTGCACATTACCAGTGAGGGTATCGATGCCCCCAGCAATAGCAGCTTGGTTGTTACCAAGAGTAGTTTGCCCGGCTGTCAGAGTATTAAACTGTGAATCGCCAAGGCCGGTCTTGGTGATATTGGTAGTCTTTTTCTTGCCCATTACGAATGTCCCCGATGAACCTTTACATGAAAATCTGTATCTCTAACCCAGAAAAGCGTACGACGTCCGTACAGCGAATTAAGTAGGCGCTTAACTTGATAGGCCAGTCTCCGGCCATTCCCATCCAGAGCAACTGTCCAGAACACCCAAAGCTGATCCCCGTCATTTTTCTGGTAATCCTCTAGGGTAGGCGTGTACCCCGTTGATGTCATGGACCGCGCTTGGTCCTCTGTTAAAAAACACCATGTCATACACCCTATGGGTCGTGACTCGGCGTACTCTATAAAAACCTTTCCATTTACCAGAGCGTTGACGTAATCGGAACAAAAATCACTAATCGTAAGTTCCTGTCCTAGAGAGCAATTACTAAACAAATAGAGCCCATCTATTACACTCTGTGCCGTGTTCTCCGCTACTCGCCCTGCCACCAGTTCATCCATATTCCGGCAGCAAGAGCCGTAAGAAGAGCCGTAGTAAACATCTTAGTGACTGTCTGGCCTACGGTCTTCTTAGTGTCTCTCCAAGCGTCAAGAAGGCCGCGAAGCTCTTTGACGTCATCGTATGCTTCCTCATCAGAAAGACCGATGTCTCTAAGAGCTTGTCGCGCACCTTCTTTAGCCGCCTGTTCGACTAGTGCTTTAATGTCCTCTTCATTCATTTCCGTACCTTACGGTTTTGAATTACTTACGCACTAGGTTCCGTAGGCCAATCGCCATCTTCCAGATTGGGCCAATTAGAGTGCGTCGGCAAATCGCGCAAAGCGGTGCGATAAGTTGCCCAATCAGCAGGAACAGAACCTCCGGACTCCAAAGCTTTGGTAACAACCCAATCGGAATCTGCGAGTTTTACGTTTCTCTGGTGACGATTCCTTACCCCGTTGGCCGCTGCTCTATAATCAGCCTCATCGGCGGCAATTTCATCATCGGTTTGACGACGGTACTCGCCCTCTCCAGTTTTTAAAAGGTAGGCACCATTTGCTGCCAACTCTGCAGAGACAAGCTCATACCCTTCTACTTCTACTTGTGAGGTTCCTTCGACTCTTCCGTCAGCCGTGAACTTAAAATACATGCTCATTATCGATCTCCGTAAAGTGCAGCACAGTGCGAATAAATTTCATGGACGGCATTGCCGTTGTAAGTAAGGTGCGGACAACGCCCTACAGCTAACGTCTCCAACATTCTCAGATCACAATAAATATCAACATTAGAAAAAGTGGTGTGAAGGTTGTAAAAGAAGTTAGTATCCGTAAATTGATAGGTCGTATGGTAATAATGACCCGAATTCAAAAAGACCAAAACAGTAGTTCCAGCCGGGACAGTGACCGTTCCACTAAGATTTCGGTTTGGATCTGAACTATTGTAGGATGCAAGTTGAGTCCACGACCCGCCGGACACATTTCCATAGTTAGTGCCGCTGGAGTAAGTAGGCGTGTAGTACCCCATAGACAGGCTGGTGTAAGTAGTGTAGGAAGAAGCGTACCCATAGACAGTCACATTTACCGCACTAGAACCGCCATTTCGGATAGGCAAACACCGCCATGTCAAACCCGCGTAACTGTTTTGGTTGTCGTAGTAATAATGTTTCTTAAAAGCATGACCTACTCGCCGATTGGCCGCGAATTCTTTCATGCGATGTTGGTTATGGGCATGGTTGTTAGCATACATGTTTTGACTTGTTCCATCAGGATAGCCGTCACCTAAAAACATGTTCCAGCCCTGAAGCGTACTGTTTGCGCTAGTAAAAAAGTCATCATGGCGATACGTTGTGTATGCCGCACTACTAGACCAATCTCCAGTACTATAGGAGTTGTCTTGAGAAGTTGAGGTTACCACCGTCCCAATAATATGATCGGAATTTGTATGAGTAGGAACTGGTGCAGAGGCCGATCCCCAAAAAGCACTACCATTTCCATCAGAATTTAGTGTTTGGCCGATGGTGCCCGCTGAATTTGGTAAGCTAAAGCTACCAAACTGCAATTGACCAGAACCATCGGTTGTTACTGGACGATTAGCGGCTCCGTCTGTGGCGGGTAGGGCCAAGGGAGAGTGGGACAGAACGCCGGTTGTTGAACCAACAAGAGGCTGATTATTCGCCGTTGCATCGTTAGTCGGCAGAGTCAGTACGTCCCCGCCGTTCTTCTGTATCTGATCTACAATAATCTTAGACATTGTGAAGTTTCCTTGTTAAAAATTAAGTCGCGGGGGCGCGAAGTTGCTTATACACCTGTACAGTAGGTGTTGTTTCGGCAGTGGAAGGATCTAAATACGAACCCCCACTAAAGCCAAATTCAATTTTGTCAAAAGAGGAAGAAGCTTCTATGCTATGAAAGCTACGAGAGGCCCAACTTTGATAGCCGCCTCTGTTCGGGACATATGCTATATAATCGGCTTCAAAACATCGACTTCCATCATTGGGAGCGTCGGATCGGTTAAAGAAAAATGTTATTTCTTTATGGTTCTGAGCACCACTAGTAGCCACGGAGTCGTTGGTCCACGCGCTAGGTTCAAAAATTCCATTGTTAAAACTTGTATTGCTTCCTGTTCCATTACCTGAAGACGTGCCGTAAACCGCTTGATAACTCCATTGGCTACTGCCAGATATGGGACTAGTACCACTCATAATTCTAAATTGCAGGCGGGTTTGACTACTACTCGGGCCAAAACCGCGCATAACGCAGTGATAAGCAGCAACATTGTCAAAATCGACAGACTGAATCAATGGCAAGTAACCCGTAGGAATGCCACTGCTTGAGTAGTCCACCTCATAGTCCAATATCCAGCGGGCCTTATCATCTACGATAGTCTCTACTTCTGCTTGAGATAACCCAGAGCTTCCCGAAGAAGCAGCAGCGCCACTCGCGGTATTAAGTCGAATTGATCTAGCCATTAGACATCCACCGCATTAACAGTTACCGATAAAGCCGTTTGTAAGTCTGCATTTTCAGAATAAATACAGTCACCGGGATTTAAAATGATCCCAGTACGACTATAATTTCCTACCGGCGTAGCATTTTCTAACAGGCCTGACTTTGGAACGTCCGAAAAGCCAGATACAGGCCGTACGACGGCACTAGTACCACCCTTACCGAAGAATTTTTCTCCGTTGGCACCTTGATTAGAAACTACATACAAACTGTTTACGTTGCTAAAATAATTGGTCGCCGATTGCCATGTCTTAAGGTCGGTAGAGTAATACGAACCACTGGCCGCAGTTTGCGAAATCCACAAATTTGCCCCTACCTTATAAGGGGGGTACATAAACTCGTTTGTATTAGTAAGCGGGTAATCACCAACCTTAGTCCAAGACCCATTCGAGAAAGTCTTAGGATTACCACTTGAAGGGCCATTACCAGTTAATTCGGACATTGCACCATAAGTTTGGGTGCCTCGGGTCATATCCTTCCAATCCCATTCATAAATACCCGCGTAATCTGCGTCACTAGCATGCTTAAAACAGAAGTAGTATTTATCTGTCGCTTTGTTGTACTTATGCCATTGATACGCTTGTGCAGGCGTATAGAAGTAAGAATTGTAAGCACTACTATTAGAAATCGGCATGTTATAGGATGCCCCTGCCGTATACGCAGCGTTACTGTTCCGAACCAATGAAGTTTTGTCAGAAGGCAATTCCCCAAAGTAGTATCTAATCGGGATAATAATTACATAAGAATTACTAGGGTCATTGTATCGTCGGTGATTAATGACGTAGACACCACCGTCAGCATAGATTTGAGGGGATTTTGCGTTTTGTTCCTCATAACTAGCGACGTTATAGGATGTGCCAAATGTTTGATAAATCACACTATCAGAACTACGAGCATCTTGACCCGGGCTAGCACTAGAGCCTCCCCAGAAGTGCCCAAAAGACATATAGGCGTTACTGTTATACCCCATAAACGTGTTGGTGTATTGATCACACGCCATGCCCCGATTGTAATACGACATACCTATTCGGGTATTGTATCCGGGTACATCTTGGTTGGGTTTAAAATAATTATGCCAAGCGTCCTCTGTTGCAGCCCCAGCCCGGGCCGTTAAAAGATTATCGTAATAATGTACATAATTAGAACTTTGCATAGTAACCAAGCTCATTACATTATCACTTGGATTACCATACTCACTTGGCTTGACCGTCATCCACGGATCAACATTTAAAAATAAGTATTCCCAATTGCCACCAGAGGCAAAATTTGAACCTCTGTCCCCCATTAGAGAACCCGTGTCAGCCCTACTATAAACTGTACTTTTACCGTTATGGCGCGTATCTAGGTCTACAAGAGTAGTGCTTGTACCAATACTTCCGCTAAGGTTATACAAGTTTTTTTCAAAATTTAGCGGGCGACTATTATTAGTATCAAGTGCATAAGAAAAAGCAGGATTTTGGGTATTGTCATGTGATACCGCATGAACCGAAACAATTTCAGTTTTTGTCCCCGCATTTTCGTAGAGCAATACGCCTTTCTCGGGATTAACTAAATGTGAAGTTCTTGACGCCATTTTATTGCCCTTTAATCAGTTCCGAAGTACATGAGTTCACCCGTAGACCTAACCGCATCTTGGGTTGCAGACTCGCCCGGTGCCGGTGCTATACCGAAGCCCTGAACGGTGACGCCATTTGAAACAGTCACATCTGAACCATCCGCGACGTACAAGACTTGATAAAAAGCATGTCCTGCAGTCAGGGTTGTGTCGGTTTCAAAATAACTCCCGTCACTTCCAATGGTTGAAATATCGGAAACGTGCAGAATAGTGTCTGGGTCGGAAAACCCCTGCCAATTCCCGGTAATTGTTAAATTGTCTGTCGTAATATTGTAGCTCGACTTAAAGACAGCGTCAGTAAGTGTTGCATCAAAAATTGTATATTTAGAGGCACTACCGCCGCCCGACGCAACAGTACCAAACTCCAAGGTCCCCGCACCAGTAGTGCGAAGAACTTGATTGGCATCTCCATCAGCAGTCGGCAGAGTAAACGCATCAAGGAACGCCTGCAGATTAGCATCATACGCAAGCACGCCTAGATTTGTTCGGGCCGTAGCGGCATCCGCCACATCGCTCAAGTTAGCCGCCGTGCCCAGTACAGCAAGATTTGCTCTGGCTGTAGCGGCATCTGCTAAATCATTTAGATTGTTAGTGCCAAACATGGCGCCGGCGGTATCAAAGACCGCGCCGACCCATGCTCCCCCAGAAAGCAAGTACAAGGCTTGATCTGTTGTGTTGTAGTAGATAGCCCCGGCAGTGACGCCAGAAGTAGAAGGCGCAGTAGAGTATGAACCCAAGAACAAGTCTTGGAAATCAGACAAGGACGTAGCAGCAGACGAGGCGGAAGTCGCCGCGGCAGACTGAGAAGAACTTGCTGCCGAGGCGCTGGCAGCAGCAGACGCAGCCGAAGCAGCGGCACTAGACGCGCTAGAAGCGGCACTCGTGGCAGAGCCTAGAATGCTATCTACATAAGATCTTGGTGCGGCATCACTCGGAGT